GAAGGCATTTTTGCCCGAGTCGATCGACATGCGTCGATAGCGTCCCTTAAGTCAGGGTTGCTTCGAAACATCTGGATAGCGAGTTCGTGTGGAACACGATCACTCGCATCTGAAAGATCAATCGTTGCCAACTGACCATCAATCGACCCCCTTATCGCAGAACGTTGATTAACACTCTGGTCACGAAAATTTACATGACCACGTGAAAATCTACCGAATCCGATTGCGTCATATAACGCATCGCGGACCCCTTGTTGTGCATATTGCATGCAAACAGGTTCTATCGCGATAATTCTGGGACTCTTGAGTGTTTTAGGAACAGAAATTACCCTTACGGGTAACTCCTTTTCCTCAGGCTGCATCGTTATCTTTTTGAGCTCCTCTGCATCGAACGGCGTACCCAATGGGTACGCAGTGTTGATCAGAGGGAAGTAAGGCTCAAGACGATCATGCCAAGACTGCCAAGCATATTTCTGATTTCCAGAAATACCTTCAGCAGTTGTGCCAGGTCCATGTTTGGGAAGAAGGTCTGCCGGGTTAACACCCAACAGACAGTCAGACCAAAGTATGTCAGATACCGCCAAAAATATGGCTGCATCCGATGGCAATGAAAACATCTCAAGGGATTGCTCAATTGCAATGTATGAGTTGAACGCGGCCATAGTCCTTTCCGGACTACAGTCAATCTCCAATTTCTTGAACGTAAGGCAAATTTGCCTAACGCTCTCGATAATGGTTGAAGTGTCTTCTCGATCATTGTAAATCCTTCCTGTGTCTCTGTCGAAAACCTGACTGGTCATACCTTGCAAAAATGCAGGGATTGACCCACTCTTTCCAAAACTACGAAAGAGTGTGGAGTCAATAATCCCGTACTCTAAAGCTTGTTCAAAGTCTCTAGAGAACATGGGTAGGGTTATCGTTAAAAATGATAAACCCTCGTTTTCGACTCGGGACCTCAAAGTTTCGAGGTCCCGATAATCATAGACATCAGCGGTGCATTTGTTACAAGCGTCTTGGTAGACGACTTGCAACAACCCTAGCAGATTACTTGCTTCGCTTTTCATAGTTCCCTCCAATATTAGGATGGGTGACTAATCGAACTTAGCAGGTTACCTACGCAGACGCGTTTTACTGGACTTAATACCAGGGCCGAGTTATTTAAGCTCGCCCGCGTTTGCGATCTGACATCACGAGTGATGTCATGAAACTGACACCACTACAGCATAACCAACTAAATTGTTGGAAGAGAAACTTAAGTCTCCCCACCAATCAACTTTGTGTTGGCTGTAGTATCTAGCCAGGCTTTTATGCCTGCCCAGTTGTAGTCGATTTGCGTTGTTGAAAAGCCAAAAGCTGGCCTATCATCAACTATCTGCCAAGACTGCGTGTCATAATCATTGGTTGAATCCAATGGATTAGTGACAATCGCCTTCTGGGTGAACTTGACGAGAGTACGAATACGCCCGTCAGCGTTCCTCTGTTGGCTAATGGTTAAACCATAAAGGCCATCAGCAGATAAGTAGTCAGTGGTGGTTTTATTACCATTGACAACCGTGCTTACGCGCGGCATTACTTTAGCGACTGCATTTACGGTGACAGTTTGTGGATCGGCAAACATACTAAGTGAACCTCCTAAAGGTAGTGAGAGTTTATCCTAGTCTTGTATCCGGTCCTTTCTCAAGGGACAAAATAGTTGTAAACGACTAGGCGATAATCTTAGCTAGTGCCTGGTAATACCAAGTGCAGCTAAGATCGCTAAACGCATTGGGGATAAAGTTTCCCAAGGCGAGTCAAAACCATATGGACTATCT